CAGCAGCAATTGCTGTTCAACATTTTGGTACATATACATTATCAGAAGATGATATTAGGAGTTTAAATAATGGCAATATATTGCATTGATATTGATGGTACAATTTGTGAAAATGGAGCATGTAAAGTGTGTGCATATGAAGGAAGTATGCCTCATTTAGAACGAATTGAAAAAATTAATCAACTTTATGAAGATGGGCATACAATAAAATATTTTACCGCTAGGGGAATGGGTAGATACAATGATGATGCTCAAAAGGCGAGGGATAAATTTTATAATTTAACTAAAATGCAATTAGAATTATGGGGATGTAAATACCATGAATTGATAATGGGTAAACCATCAGCAGACTACTATATAGATGATAAAGCAATAAAAGACAATGATTTCTTCAATTGAATTTGTTCCTAAAGGATGGGGATTTGAAAAGTGGATCGTTAATAATGAACAATATTGTGGTAAACTTCTTTATTTTGTAAAGGGTAGAAAATGTTCTTGGCATTATCATAAGATAAAAGACGAAATACTTCATTATGGGTATGATGATGATATTAATCTAGCACAAAAAAGAACACTTAAAAAAGGAGAAAAATTTCACGTCCCAGTTGGACTTAGACATAGAATGTATGCCCTAGAAGATACTGAATTATTTGAATTTTCTACTCAACATTTTGAAGAAGATAGTATTAGAATTATTAAGGGGGACTAATGGAACTGCAAGACTTGATTGTAGAATATCCTAATTTTATATCTGATGAATGTGCGGATAAAATACGTTCCTGGTTTTTAGAAAATGAACATCTTCATATAGATGGATCTGTGTCTGGATATGGAGAGTCTGGGTATCAAAATTATGTTAGATTGGATGTTAAAAAGGCAAAACAATCTAATCCACCACCAGATCACGAAATATCACATTTAATGACACAAATTATTTGTGATGTATATACTAATTACAGTAACATAAGACCTTCAGTAACAATGGATTATGTTTGCATTAAAGACTATTCTGTAAGAGTCTATGAAAAAAATAATGGGTATTTTGATTGTCATATTGATCAAGGTCCTGGTGGTAATGTAACTAGAACGTTTGCGGTAATAATATATTTAAATGATGTGGTGGAAGGTGGGGAGACAGAATTTCCACATTATGATATAAAAGTTAAACCAGAAAAAGGTAAAGTTTTAATATTTCCTTGTAACTATTTGTTTCCTCATAGTGGAAACACTCCAATATCTGGAGAAAAATATATTGCCACTGCTTTTATTAACTACAAAGAATTTTCATGTTAGAATATAATATAACTAAACCTTTTGGTCCTATCATTTTTGAATGTTTTTGCCCACAAAATGTGGTGGATAATTTTAATAATTTCATTGATAATATGGATCAAGAAACAAAAGAACTATGTTCCTCTAAGCATAGTAAAGTTCAAGGATTTCCTGATCTATTATCAAGAGGATTTGAGATTGTATATTTGACAAGTGATCAATTAGATACTATTGGATTTTCATCTTTTATTGCTAATGCTTCTGAAGAATATATGAAAGTTCATGGTGTGAATAGTGCGGATATATATTTTAACAATTCACATTTTTCAGAGTTATTTGTTGATGTTTGGGTTAATAGATATTTTCAAAATGACTATACACCACCACATGATCATGCTGGACATATATCTGGAATAACGATATTGGATTTACCAGAAGATTCGGATTGGTATGATTTACATAATTTGGAATTTATTTGGAATAATGAGCATCATAGACCTGAGCAGAAAATAGGAAAAACTTTTTTGTTTCCCAGTAACCTTATGCATTGGGTTACTAAACAAAAAAGTCTTTTAGAAAGAAGGACTATTAGTTTTAATTTACTTGTAAATACTCAGCAACAGACTTGAAGTTATAATTTTTTAACCAACTCATATCTGCACAAGTATAAGTTTGATATTTACCAACTAAATGATCTGGGAAGGGAATGGTATTAATTTTACCATTCTCTTTTTTTGCAACTAATTCTGCAACCTCTTGGAATGAAATTGGATTTCCTGTGCCAATGTCATAAATTCCACTTGGTGCATCATTGTTTAAAACAATATCAACAATATCATCAACACAAACAAAGTCACGAAGAAATTTGTCTGATCCTTCAAATAAATTAAGTTCTCCAGTTTCTCTAATTTCTTTGGTGAATTTACTAACTGGACTTGCTTGATTTCCTTTATGATCTTCTCCATCACCGTACACATTAAAATAACGGAATCCCTGAATCAATTGGAATTGGTCTAAGTTATCTAATACACAATAATCAATTTGAAGTTTTGAAATTGCGTATTGATTTAATGGATTAATCTGCCCATTAGTGTTTCCGTATACTGATGCTGAAGATGCATATTTTACTGGAATTTTATATTCGATTGCTTTATTAAATAAGGCACAAGAAAATGCTACATTATAATGCCATAATTTTTGTAGATTTTTTTCTGTGGTCGATGATATTGCACCTTGATGTATGATAAGACTTACTTTGTCCCAATCTTCAAATTCTCTTAATAATCTCCAAGAATCTTCTTGATCTATTAATAGTATGTCTTCATTTGTACTGATTTTATTTACAAAATGTTGACCAATAAAACCAGATGATCCTGTAAGTATAATCATAATTCTCCTATTATAATAAATAATAACATAAAAAAGACTAAAAGTATATCAATGTCCTTTGGATCTCTAGCCTCATATTCTACAATAAATAACTTCCCACAAATATTATATACTTCGCCATCTTCAAATTTTTCTGAAGGTAGTGTATATGTGGTTAATATGAATTCTTTCCCCGTTAAAATTAGAGTTGCGGTTTTGGGGAGCAATGATATAAGTGATTTACTAATTTCAGATTACATTATATATAACCATACAATTCCAACTGGAGAAAAATTTGTCTCCGATAAAATATTTTTAAAAGATGGTGAGTCTGTAGTTGTTAGAGCAGATTTGCCTAATGTTAAATTTACTTTCCGTGGTAGCGAAGTTGGGTTATCAACTTCAACTTGTGGAATTTTATCTGCCTTTAGTCCAGTAACTAATGTTAAAATTGGTGCTGGACAAACGGTATTCAATATTCCAGTATCTATACTTGAAACAGATGCTAATTTATACATAACTAACACCTCACCAGATTATGTTGAGGTTAGTGTTGGTATTGGTACAACCATTGGCTCAAACCATTATTTGGTATATAATGAGAGAGTTGATCCTGGAAATTATTTTTGTCAGAACGACATTAAATTGGGTGCTGGAGAAATTATTTTTGCGAAGGCTACATCAACAGATATAAATATAGTCGCTTTAGGAAAAACTACAAACAGATAATGATGAAATTTACAGTTTACTCTAAGTATGGTTGTCCATATTGTACCAAAGTTGAAGAAGTTTTAAAATTGGCAAATATTGAACATAAGGTTTATAAATTAGATGATGATTTTACCCGAAATCAATTCTATGCAGAATTTGGTGAAGGTGCCACATTTCCACAAGTATTGCTAAATGATCAACAACATCTTGGTGGATGCACTGAAACAGTGAAGTATTTGAAAGAACAAAATTTAGTGTAAGTCGAATAAAAAATTGTAAATATATTTTTCAGCAAATTCTTTATTATAATGTGCTTTTAAAATTCCATAAGCTGGATCTGTAGAAGACAGATGGTAATCATATCCCTTTTGATAAAGGTATGATACTTCTGTCTTTTTTGAATTTTCTATGCATTTTTTATATTGAGATATATATTGCGTAAATTGCTCTATGTATTCTTTATAAAAACAACTATCGGAACTTTTAATCCATAATTTTTTTGAGAAGTATTTGTTTAAATCATATATTTTAGATTGTTCCTTTTTCCTATCTCCAAAATCTGATAGGTAAGAATCAATATATTTTGAATTGTATTCTGGATCTGATTTTAGTGGGTGAAAGTCTATAGTTCCAAAATATTTTTTACTTGAAGTTCCCAAATATTCAGTACCAAGAATTGGAAACTCGTAGTTAAAGTCTGGATACAATACTAAAGACTCTGCAAAAAATTTATTTTTTATATTTAATTCACACAACCTTATCCTTCTTAATTTATCTGTCTTCCAAATGTATGAGGTTATAGTAGATTCATTTTCTGTAATGTGGTTGCTTAACCATGGGGGTAAATCTACTGATTCTAAATTATTGAATGTGCCTAGTAAGATATCTTTTAAACTCATGCACTTATAATATAAATTATTATAACAATATTTATTTGTTACTTTTATGAGAATTTTATCAATTTTTGATGGTCACGATGCGTCAGCAACTGTTTTAAATAATGGTGTTGTTGAGTATTATTTAAAAGAAGAAAGATTCTCTAAAGTAAAAAAGGATAAGAGGACTGACAATATATTTAAAATTTGCTTAGAAAATTTTGTAGATAAGTGTGACTATTTTATTTTTAAAACTAATGATACTAATGAAGTAAAGGATAATAAAAATAAAATAATTCAGCAAAAGAATAAAAATATAGTGATGATAAATTCAAATACTCATCATCACTTATATCATGCATCAATTGCTTTTTATAATAGTGGATTTGAAAAAAGTATAGTAATAGTAGTAGATTCTTCTGGTGCAATATTAAAAGATATGCATGAATGTGAATCTGTTTATATTTTGGAATATCCAGATAAAATAACACCAATTTATAAAAATCATCATAGTTCTAACCCACAAAACTTAGATAAAATTATTGATGGATGTCAATACATTTGTAAATCACAGTATGGAATAGGAAATTTGTATGATGGAGTGTCTATGATTATGGGACAAACCATTGATGATTGTGGTAAGGCAATGGGTTTGTCATCATATGGAAATAGAATTCCTGATTTTATTAATTTTTTTGATAAGGCAATTGATGAACCAATAGTAGCATTAGATAATGTGGAAGAAAAATTATTTTTCAATTTAATTGATAATGGAAAAAATGTAAAAATTACAGAAGATAATTATCAGTTTTATGCAGATTATTGTTTTGAGGTTCAAGTTCAAACGCAAGAAGCTATTTGTAAATTAGTAAAAAATTCTATTGAAAAAACTGGTATAAAAAATGTTTGTATAAGTGGTGGATATGGAATGAATATAATATCCAATCATTTATTGACTAAAAAATTTCCTGATATTGATTTTTATTTTGAACCTCTTTGTGATGATGGTGGAATATCTATAGGTGCAGCAATGTATGCATATAGAAAGATGACTAAAGATTCAAAAATAATTCCAATAGAAAATACTTTTGTTCATGGTTTTAATTATGATATATCAAAATATAAAGGAGATAAAATTGAAATAAAACAACTTGCTGAAATCCTATACGATAATAAATCTGTTGCAATATATAATAATCTTGCTGAATCTGGGCAAAGGGCATTGGGTAATAGATCTATATTATTCAATGCGTTAAATCTTAATGCAAAAGAAATAGTTAATGGTATTAAAAAAAGAGAATGGTATAGACCTTTTGCTGCTATAGTTTTAGAAGAAGACGCGAATCAATATTTTGATATGGGAAATTTAAAATCAAATCCTTTTATGACAGTTTGCTTTCCAGTAAAAACTGATATAATTCCAGGTGTAACGCATGTAGATAAAACTTGCAGAGTCCAAACGGTTAATAGTGGACACCTAAAAGAACTTCTGCTAGAATTTAAAAAAATTAGCGGGCATGGAATTCTTTTGAATACAAGTTTTAATCTTGCTGGGGAACCATTAGTAGAAACACCTGAAGATGCATTTAAAACTTTAAATAACTCATCCTTGGATTTTCTTTGGTTTTGTCAATCAAAACAGTTGTTTAATTCTTAACATTAATATATAATTTAATTTGGGAGAACATGAACTTAATGACCACCAATCTTTTCGATGTTTATCATGATGTTGAAAAGGCTATTGATCTTGCTTTTGATGGAAAATTTGTTTTAAAATTTTATGATTATTTAAAAATTAATAGTGCAAAAAGATGTCAAGTTGAGTCTTTTATTGAAAGTAATACTGCTACTAATATCAATAGTATTATTTTAGATTTGGATGATTATCTTGAAGGTGGACAAGACGATGTGCATAAGCAACTACGTGAAGCATATGGGCATATACCCAAACCACAAGCAAGAAAGATTAGAAATTACCTTTACGGCATTTTAGAAGATGCTTGGAGATATAGTAATGATAGGAGACCAGGAAGAAGAAAAAAGCAAACTAAATAATCAAGAGCCCGATATTAATCGGGGATTTGAGTTAATGTTAAGACAGAATAATAGGAGGGAAAATTCATTAACGCCAAAAACATTTGAGATAATGTTTGGTAAAATGGTTTCTCTCTTCAAACGAGAGTTCCATATTCAGTTCCAGTTTATCTTTGATGTAAGAAAGATTTAACTCTCGGGAGAAAAAAAATGTTAGCAGTAGCTCTTACTTTAGGAACATTAATTTCTATTATGTTCTTTTTTGTTGGTGTATTATGTGGGTGGATGGTCAAACAATATTTAATTGAAAGAAATTATACCGCGTATACACATCCCGAAATGTTTGATGAAAACGGTAACGTAATTCCAGACGAAATTTTAGCAGTACGATTTGAAAATGACTATGACTACAACGAAGACGAAGAAGACGACTGAAAAGACTAATAAAATTACAATTACAGAACTTCAACCTAATGCTTTTCAGTTTGAAATTTTAGAACTAGTATCAAAACAAAGATCAAATATTAACAAGGTTGAAGTTCTTAAAAAATATAGAAATGATGCTTTAGTATCAATTCTAATTTGGAATTTTGATGAATCTATTATTTCACTTTTACCACAAGGTGATGTTCCATATTCTCGTGTAGAAGAGCAGTCATCTTTTAATGATACTTTATCTGCTTCTTTATCTAAGGCAAATAAAGTTGAAGGTCTTAGTAGAGCTGATGAGTTTATTAGAGAAAGGCACACTTCTATTCGCAATGAATTTGAAAATTTTTATAATTATCTTCAAGGTGGAAATCCAGGACTTAGTTCTCTGCGTAGAGAAACTATGTTCATTCAAATGTTAGAAGGTCTTCATCCTCTTGAAGCAGAAATTATGTGTCTGGTTAAGGATAAAAGATTAACAGATAAGTATAAAATTAGTCTTGATAATATTAAGGAAGCATATCCCGATATTGTTTGGGGAGGTCGCTCTTAATGTGTAAAATTATTCATGAAAATTGTGATGCATCAATGGCAGAGGACAAAACTTTGCCATCTAATTCTTATCTTGTTAACTATTATAACGAAGATAATCTTAGATACGATATTGTTATTTGTAATAAAAGATCCGATATTTTCGATATGTATTGGGACAAATATAGGGAAGGACTACAATCTATAAAATGGACTGATGGTAGAGTCAATCCAAAACTTTGGGGTATAGCACCTAAGGAGGCAAAAAAGAAAAAATGACAACAGGATTTGGTGAATCTACAAATAAAAAAGGTAAAGCAACAGTAATAGTTGATGATGATGAAGTTAAAAAATTAATAAAAGAATATAAAAAAATAAAGAAATATATGAAGTCTTCATTATATAAAATTATGACACTTGATGGAACTGAAAAAAAAGTGTCTAATTTATTAGAAGAATATGGTGAAGATGATATTGCCTGAGTGGAAAGAAAAAATATTTAATTTAGATTGGAAAAAATATAATGATACTTTGTATAACTCAGTATCATTTAATTATTTTCCTAAAGAACAATTAGATATTGATCTTATTGGTGAAACTGATGTTTTTTATAAATCTGATGTTTTTAAGATAGTATATGTTCCAATATATAAAAATGCATCTACATCAATAAAAAATTCTTTAAATTTTGAACCAGTTTATATTAAACCAAAAAAAGAAAAAGTATTTGATATTGATATACCAGAACAATATAGAGATTATAAATTTTTTACAATTATTAGAGATCCAAAAAGCAGATGGATTTCTGGGATTAATGAATTTATAAACATATATCAAGATCTCGGTGTAGATTTTGATGGAGATATAAAAGGATCAAGAAAAAAATTTTTACTTGAATTAAAGAATAATAAGTTTATATTTGATGGTCATACTAGACCGCAGTTATCAAGTATAGATTTTTGTTTTAAATATGATATTGATCTGACACTCATTAAAATGGATGAAAGATTGGAAGAAAAAATATCAACATTTATCAAAGATCCTATTAAATTGAGACATGATAATCCTATAGAAAAATATAAATTTAAGTTAGAAAATTATAATTTTTGTTATCAGATATTAAATCGATATTGTATGAAAAATACTTCTTTCTTAGATTTGTATTCACTGGATTTTTATCTTTATAATAACTCTTTTTAAACAAATCTAAATATAAAATAATCTTTTTTTTGTTTGGAATGGGTAAGCATTATCTCCTCAATTTATATGGTTGTTCTTTTTCTTTATTAAACGATTTAGAATTTCTAATAGACCTTTTAGAAAATGCTGCGTATGCTAGTGGGGCTACAGTATTGGAAACTGTATATAAAAAGTTTGATCCTCAAGGGGTAACTGTGTTGTGTTTATTATCAGAAAGTCATATTAGCATTCATACATGGCCAGAAGAAGGTAAGGCTGCATGTGATGTTTATACCTGCGGTTCTTCTAATCCCAAAATAGGATGTGATATTATAATTGAACAATTAAAATCTGAAAATCATACATTAAGTTATATTGAAAGATGAAGATTGATACGATTATTATAGATAATTTTTTAGATAATCCCGACCTAGTAAGAAATTCTGTATTAAAAATTCCATTTAAACATTCTGGTACATTTCCTGGATTTAGGAGTGATGCTGCAGATAAAGAATATCAAAAAATGGTTGAAGTTAAATTGACACAAATATTAGGCACAAGTAATATTAAATTTAGAAAAGATAGAGATTGTTTTAGATTTCAATTATGTCTTCAAGATGCTGGCACTTGGATACATAAAGATGACACTGAATGGGCAGGAGTTTTATATTTAACACCAGATGCTGATATAAATTCTGGTACGGGAATATTTGACGAGAATCAAAATTTAGTTACTGTAATAGGTAATGTTTATAATAGATTGGTATTGTATAGAGGAGATTTATTTCATAGAAGTTTGATTTCTGGATTTGGTGATGATGTAGATACTGGAAGACTCACCCAAGTATTCTTTTTTGATTTGTATTAAATTACTCTATTATATAAATGAAAGAAATAAATAAAAAAAATCTTTATACCGTTACTCCAAAAAGATTATTTACCTTTGGGTGTAGTTTTACTAAGTATGCTTTGGCAACATGGGCTAATATACTTGGATTTGAATTAAATAAAACTGTTGGTTGTGAATTTTATAATTTTGGTAAATGTGCATCTGGTAATGCATATATATCAAATATTATTTCGCAAGCAGATCAGTACTATAATTTTAATTTTGATGATCTTGTAATTGTTTGTTGGACAAGCATTACAAGAGAAGATAGATGGATAACTAATAAATGGGATTGTCCTGGTAACATATATTCACCAAATACAACATATGATAAAATTATTGTTAAAAAAATAGCAGATAATATTCATTTTTTGATGAGAGATTTGTCAAATATAAAACTGGTGGATTCTTTATTAAAACATAAAACACAGTATCATTTTCTCTCGATAAAAAATCTATGTGATAGTAAATTACATGTTGATGTTAATTCTTTTAATAAATTAAAAAAAAATTATCAAAGTATAATTGATAAAATATATCCTAGTTATTATGAAGTTTTATGGGAAAATGATCTCAGAATAAAAAATATTAATGATAAACAAATTATACATAAGAATTATAAAGAAGGTCATCCATTGCCATTAGAGCATTTATATTATTTGCATAATATATTTGATTATAATTTTTCAAATGATACTAAACTTATTGTGAAAAAAATTAATAATGAGTATAAAAATTTAATTTTAGATTTATATTCTAATCAACATGAAGAGTGTCATCCAGCAGATCTTCCTAAAGAAAAACAAAAAAAATTTTATTTAGAATGTGAAAAGTTTTTTATATATAAGTCCAAAACGTTATCTGATCTAATAATTGTATAATATTTTACAAAAGAACTTGACTATATAAGTCAATGGGTATATAGTGTGCCCACGTTCATTCGCTATTTGCGAATAGCGAACGGAAGTAAGCCGACTCGGAACGGATCGTTCATCTATGGAAGCACTCATCCTTACTTGCTTGCAAGCACAACTGATTTCCACCCGAGTTTACAAAGCAGAGATGCCGAAACAAACTCGTAACGATCTTATTTGGGAGGTTAAACAAATCTCCCCAAAAGAGTGTAAAGTAGACGCAAAAGCCGACTGAAGGAACGCTCTTTAGCCTCAAAATTAAGGAGAAACCTAATGTCTAAAGTCGTATATCGTGGTGTTGAATATGACACCAATGATCGTCCAAATCAAACTTTGAAAAGAGAACCTCATGTAGAAATCTATCGTGGAGCAATGTTCTGGGTAGATGAAAATGGAAACAAATTCTCCATGGAAAAGGTACAGGGAGGTAAAGCAAAATGAATACTTACTTCGTTCGCTATCTTAAGAAAAAAGCAAAGAAGGAAAAACTTCTCAAAGATGCACAATTAAATATGGCAAAACAACCACAGATTGCATAATTTTTAAAGGAGGATTGACATCCTCCTTTTTTTTATGTAAAATGAAAAAAAGATTTGAATCTTTATGGACAAAGAAAGAATAAAATTAATCATTAGTAATATGGAATTATTAATTGATTCATTGAAGAAAGAAGTTCTTTTGGAAGATGTAGTTGAAGAACAACAATTTTCTTCATCAGTGTTTGGTGATTATGATGAAGTATTTGAAGAATATGATGATTGATTTTATTACTTGGTAAATATTAATACAAAAAATTTTTAAATTTATGAAACCTATTAAAGCAAAAGATTTACTCGAACTTGATAAAAGACTTGAAGTTGTAAAACTTCAAGGATATCCCATTCCTGAACAGGTAATATGGCAAGCAGGAAAAGGTGATTACTCGGAAGTTCCAATTCATAACGTAAAAGTTCCCAGTCAGCAAGAGTGTGGGGAATGGATTGTTGAACAACTTCTTGCGAATGAGCGTGGGCATTGGGGTCCTCTAGAGCATCCTCAAATTACATTCTCTTGTTCTGGTTTTGTTCATAACGTAATTGTTCAAGCAAGAACTCACCGAATTGGAACTACTTGGGATGTTCAATCGCAACGTTATACTGGTAAGCGTGTAGTTAAAGTTGCCAAGCGTGAACTTGATGTTGAAGAAGTCTTCTACGTTCGCCCTGAGGGGTTCTATACTAATCGTAAAGGTAAGAAGTATGAATGGACTGCTGAGAACCGTCAACGCAAACTGGGGCGTATTCTGAGTGAGTGTGAAGAGTATGCTGAGTATTATGATCAGGGAATGTGTGAAGAGCATATTCGTGATTATCTTCCCCAAGCAATTCGTCAGAACTTTGTAGTATCTTTTAATTTACGTTCTGTACTTCACTTTATGGATCTTCGTTCAAAACTTGATGCTCAACTTGAAATTCAAGCACTATGCGATGCATTTGCACCAGAACTTCAAAAATGGTCTCCAAGTGTTTGGCAATATTATGAAGAAAAGCGTTTACACAAAGCAAGATTGTCACCCTGAGGAACTATGAAAACCTGGTGTTTAAAAGACCATTTAACTGGTCATATATTTAAAGTCATTTTTAGTGAAGATGAATTGAAAGAATATTTGAATAAAAATCCAGATATTTCTGAATGTATAGACTGTATTGAATGTGATGATGCTTCTACTATATTGATCGAATAAAATTAAAATAAATATTACTGTAAATTAATGTAACTTATGGCGATTTATCCTATCATTAATAACGAGACTGGGGAAAAAAAGATCATTGAGATGAGTGTACATGACATTACTCAATGGTATAAAGATAATCCAGAATGGACTAGAGATTGGTCTAAAGGATGTGCATCTTTTGGAGAAGTTGGAGAATGGAAAGATCAACTTATTAAAAAACATCCTGGATGGAATGAAGTCCTAGAAAAAGCATCTAAAGCACCCAAGTCCCTTGTTAAGAAAATCTAATGGCAAGAAGAAGAAGAACTGATGAGCATCAACCAATAGGTGTTGGTATGACTGCAAAACAAATGAAAAGAAAAAAACCTGTTAATACGGAATTACTTTTAGATATTGATCCTTTAACAGAGAATCAAAAAAAATTATTCTCTTCATATAGTGAAAGTAAAAATCTTGTGGCATATGGTGCTGCTGGAACTGGTAAAACATTTATCACTTTGTATAATGCATTGAAAGATGTTTTAAAAGAACATTCTCCTTATGAAAAGATATACATCGTTCGTTCATTAGTTGCTACCAGAGAAATTGGATTTCTTCCTGGAGATCATGAAGATAAATCTTCTCTGTATCAAATTCCTTATAAGAACATGGTTAAATACATGTTCCAACTTCCAAGTGATACTGAATTTGAGATGTTATATGGCAACTTAAAGACACAAGGAACTATAAGTTTTTGGTCAACATCATTTCTTCGAGGAACTACATTAGATAATGCCATTATTATAGTTGATGAATTTCAAAACTTGAATTTTCATGAACTTGATAGTATAATTACTCGTGTTGGTGAAAATACAAAAATTTGTTTTTGTGGAGATGCGACTCAATCGGATCTTGTAAAAACAAATGAGCGTAATGGTATTATTGATTTTATGAAGATTTTACGAGTAATGCCTTCTTTTGACATCATTGAATTTGGTGTAGAGGATATTGTTCGTTCAGGTCTGTGTAAAGAATATATTATTGCAAAAACTGAGTTAGGATTTTAATGTTTAAACATATTGAATTGGATCTCCCCAAATTAGAACGGGAGAATATAGATGGTGTTCGTTATTATAAAATACCTGATGGAAATGAACTTTTAAAATTATTTTCTATCACTTCAGTTACCAGTCATAAAAATCGCCAGTTCTTTGCTAACTGGCGTAAAAAAATTGGTGAAGAAAAGGCGGATAAAATTACTAAGCAGGCAACCAGTCGCGGGACTGATATGCACACTTTAGTTGAACATTATTTGATTAACGATCAAGAACTTCCTAAAGTTCAACCTTTATCTGATTTCTTATTTAAAATTGCTAAACCAGAATTAAATAAGATAAATAATATTCATGCTCTAGAGTCTTCTCTTTACAGTAAAGTATTAGGTGTTGCGGGAACAGTAGATTGTATTGCTGAATTTAATGGAGAATTGGCAATAATTGATTTTAAAACCTCAAAAAAACCTAAACCTAGAGAATGGATTGAACACTATTTTGTTCAATGTGTAGCATATGCATGTATGCTTTATGAGTTAACTGGAATTACCGTTAAAAAATTGGTAATCATTATGTCTTGTGAAAATGGAGAATGTGTTGTTTATGAAGAATACGACAAAGAAAAATACATCAAACTACTCATACAGTATATTAGAGAGTTTGTTCAATACAAATTGGGAACATATGAAACCTGATAAACAAACAAAAAGTAATTTAGAACAAAAAGAATTTGAAAAAGTATTAGAAAATAAGTTTTTCTGTCCTACTAAATTCGCACAAGAAATTGAAGCATTAGTTCATCATAATAATGATATGAATTATATTGATGCTATTATTCATTTTTGTGATAAAAATAGTATTGATTTAGAATCTGTTCCTAAACTTATATCTAAACCATTAAAAGAAAAAATTAAGTATGATGCAATGGAACTTAATTTCTTAAAAAGAACTTCCAGGGCTAAGTTAATTTTTTAATTTTTAATTTATATTATGACACCTTTTGATGTTTATAAAACATATCTTGCTTTAAAAAATCACTTTACTAAAGATAGTTACGACTATCATAAGTATTGTGGTAAAAGTAGAGCTACGCTACAATCCTTCTATAAAAGGAAGGATAGATATTGGTTTGAAAAATTATCTAGACAAAAGAGTGATCAGGAAGTTATAAATTTTTTTGTTGCCAATTTTGTTTCTTGTGATGATCCTCAATCGTTATGGATTGGAGAAATAATTAGAGAAGGTGAAACTAGATACGTTGATTGGGAAAAAAAGAAACAATCCCTTTCATATCATTTTAAAGAACAGGTAAGTAATATATTTAATAAAAATAATTTTGATGAGATGTTTTTTGTAGAAGGATCATCTCATCCACAAATATTAAAGCAACATTTGCAAAATAATATCTCCTTAGAAACTTTTATTATACTTGATAAAATTTTTGGATTTGTAAAAGTTTTTGATAAGAAATTAAATGATCCTGTGTGGAAATTTATATCTGCTAGGATAAAAAAATATTCTTCGTTTCTAAATATTGATATATTTAAGTATAGAAAAATTTTAAAGGAGTGTGTATTATGAGTTTTTTTGAATCAGATGTAGTTCGTGCAGAGATGGTAGAAATTTCTGAACTACAAGAAGATCTTTATAATAGTGTTTTTAAATTTTACCAAATGGATCATAAAGGTAAAATGCAACATGTTGATTTACTTCAAAGGTTATTGGATAAACAAAAAGTCTTATATACCAGATTATCTTTATCTGATGATCCAGAAGCAAAAAAGATGAAAGAAAATATATCAAAGTCTGCTGTTATGATGGGACTACCAGCAAATGTTGATATGAATGTGATCTTCACTAATATGCAAACTTTGATTGAAAAAATGAAAGAACAAATTGGTAAATTTGAAAACACTTGACATGGACGGGCATCTGCAATATATTGGTTTAGTGCCCACCGCAGATGCCCTAACGGGCACCCAAAGGCCAAATCTAACTTAATCTGAGGTAATCTAATGTCTTTTTCTGATCTTAAAAAACAATCTTCTCTTGGTTCTCTTACACAAAAACTTGTTAAAGAGATGGAGAAGATGAATACATCTTCTAATGGTGCTGATGATCGTCTCTGGAAACCAGAGATGGATAAGACTGGTAATGGGTACGCAGTTGTTCGATTCCTACCTTCTCCTGAAAGTGAAGATCTTCCGTGGGTAAAAATGTATGCCCATGGATTTCAAGGTCCTGGTGGATGGTATATTGAAAACTCGCTCACTACTATTGGACAAAAGGATCCAGTTTCTGAATACAATCGTGAATTGTGGAACAGTGGTAGTGACAAAGATAAAGAAACTGTTCGTAAGCAAAAGCGTAAACTATCTTACTACTCTAACATTTACGTAGTTAAGGATCCTGCAAATCCCGCCAATGAAGGTAAAGTATTTCTCTTCAAGTATGGTAAAAAAATCTTTGATAAGATTATGGCAGCAATGCAACCTGAATTTGAAGATGAGACCCCTATCAACCCCTTTGATTTTTGGCAAGGTGCAAACTTTAAGTTGAAAATCCGTAAGGTTGATGGTTACTGGAACTATGATAAGTCTGAGTTTGATCGCCCAGAACCTCTTCTGAATGATGATGAAGCAATGGAAGCAATTTGGAAAAAGGAATATTCCCTTAATCAATTGATTGCTCCGACCGAATTTAAAACATACGAAGAACTTGAAAAGCGTCTTAAGTATGTCCTTGGTCAAAAATCTGCTGCTCAACGTCCTGTTGATGAAGAGGTTGATGATGAAGACAACTCTCGCGGTTCTTATACTCCTAACTTTGAATCTCGTCGTCAGACTTCCGAACTTCCCGAAGACCTTAGTTCTCAACTAAGTTCTCTTTCTTCTAGTTCTTCTAGTTCTTCTAGTTCATCTTACGGTGAAGATGAGGATGATGATGCTATGAGTTACTTTCAAAAACTTGCAGAAAGTTGATTAATCGTAATATCTAGGGTTATCACCTCTCTTAAGGGTTCTGGACAAATATTGTTCAGAACCTTTTTTATATGTCATGATATTTTCAATATCGTCAAATACTATACTTAAATAATCTGATTTTAAAACATAGATTGATCTTTTTTTCTCTTCTAACTCTATCTCATAATCATAGTTTGTTACTGGTTTTGATACTTTATCACCTTCAATTTCTATAACTTTTTGTTCCTTTCTATCATAATATTGAACTCCGTCTGATATTTTTCTGTACCAGTTAAATCCATTATACTTCCATATTTGACCATTAATTTCAAATAATTCATCTACTTGTGGTTCGTATATATTTCCAGGAGGACTAATTGTTACTTGTGGTGCTGTTTCATATCCTCTTCCAGTATTTGTAAGTATTAAATCAATGATTACCCCATCTTCAACTAGTGCTCTTCCAGAAGCTGGAATTGGATCTAATGGTGCTTGTATTGTGACTTGAGGTGGTTGTCTATAATTATATCCTGGATCCGTAATTACTATTTGATTTACCTTTCCATCCGCATAAAGGGCATATCCTTGAGTTGTTCTTGCTGGAATTGGTGGTTGTATTGAAATTGTTGGTGGTTCAGAATATCCTCCACCTGGATTGGTTAGTACAAAACTACCTATATTTTCTCCACTTAGTGTTACATATCCTCTTGCTTGTAAGTCAATATTATATCCATATGCTTTTCTAGTTGAAGATCCAGAAATTATTAATCTAGTTCTTGCAGAATTTATAAAAACATCTTGAGGTAATGTATCTTTTGAAGAAAAATCTAAACTTGTTACTAGAGATGCAGTTCTAATATCCCAAGCAGTAGTTAAAGAAAATGCATATACTGTATTTGAACCACCAACAAATAAATCTTTACCAGTATCATTAAAATTGAATCCTAAAATATTAAAATCATTGGTTATTGCTGATATATTTAATGATGATACTTGTATCGGTGATAATGTCGTAATATCCCATGCAACAGATAATGAATATTTTCTAATTGTATCTGGAGATTCTCCATCTAGAATAAACAGAGATCTTCCATTATCTTGGAATCTTACACCAGCTGGGGTTGATACTGATACGCTGGATTTATAAATTACAGATGTTAATAACCAAGGATTTCCTAAAGTATATTGGGCAATTTTATATCCACTTGATGTTAGTCCAGAAACATACATTCTTGTTCCATCTGGACTAAATTCTACACCAGTTGCATATGTAAATGCTACACCAGTGGTTAAATTATATGTTCCAACATAAGATGCAGTAGTAATATCCCATGGTGATGATAGTGTATATTGTTCTATTCTTCCTTGAGTATAACCAGACGCTCCATGGGCAGTATACATTCTGTCTCCATCTGGAGAGATGTACATACCTTCAAGACCAGTATTGATAGTTTGTGAAGGCATTTCACCTAAGAATATAGCATTACTAATAATATCTTCTGGATAAGAAAACTCTAATATAGGTAAAAATGTATATCCTTCTCCAGAATTGCCTATAGAAACTGAGGTTACTGTTCCTGCAGCACCAATAGTGACGTTAAATTCGGGTGGTATGGTTGGTGGTGGAGGAGTAAAAGATACTAATGGTTGATAAGTATATCCTCTACCAAAGTCTACAATTGAGACTGAAGCAACTTCTCTCTCACCTAAAACTGTTGATAAGACTGCAGTTGCAATTGCGACTCTTCCTTGAGGAGGATTCTCAATATATACCTGCACACTTTCATCGTATGCAGTTCCTGCAGAGATTAAATTGAGATTTATAATACTTGAATTACTTATTGTTGATGATGCTAATGCCTGCTCTCCAGATATAGATTCTGGTAATTCTATATCATTATTTAATTCTATTGTGTATTCTGGTGCGTTATAAAATCCTTCATCTACAAATGTTCCAGAAGGGACAATTGTAATTGAATCTGAAGTTTTATATTCTATGGTCTCATAGTGATGTATTCCTGAGTAAATATTTTCATAAGAACCATATTTTTCTAAAAGATATTTGTCAAAGGCATATTGAGTCTTTGGCCATTCATTATATACATTCAATATATTATTTGATAATAAAACTACCCAATCTAATGTGGAATCATCGTATATTTTTTTAGCGATATTATCTGGGCGTTCATCTCCAATAATATTATATTTTGTAAAATATTTTAAGTTACCAAATATGTCGTCTCTTATCTTCCCTCTTTTAAATAAATTCTTTACAGGAACATAGTCATTAAGATTTCTCTTTCCTGGAAATCTACTTACATATTCAAAATCGGGTACGTTTCTAAAATAGAATGCCATTTTTAGTAACCTATTTCTTTAGAAGAGTCGTCATAATCTTTTGCATATATTGGTTCAAGTTCCATGAATTGTAAACTTAGATTATATGAAAACATTGAATGACTTTTGTTGTCTCCATTTTCCATAAAATCTTCATTAAATGTCATATAAGAACCATCTGGAGTGTAGTCAACACTACATGCTTGTAATGCACATTTTTTTATTTTATTAATTCCTTTGTGTGGTTTTCCTTGATAAAAATATGATATTTCATAAACACAAGGTGCTTTTAAAAACAAATCTTTTGGTGTAGTCACTACTGCCATGGTTTGTTTAAAAAATCTAATAATTCCTTTTACTTGTTCTGCCTCTTGTATTGATCTTGGTGATAGTTTAAAATTAAATGTAAAAGGTCTTAAAGTAGGACCATCAAATAGTAGTTCTAAGTTTGGGTTTACAATCGCACCAGTTAATCTTGCTGCTAAATTTGTTTGTACTGCTTGTTCTGCTGCATATAATGCAACAAAGTTTTTTATTTGTGAGGACACTTCACCATCTTGTGTCGTTCTTAAAGCATTCTCTAATGCTGCTGTAGCACCTTCTGCACCGCCGTTTATGGTTCCTAAAGCTAGATTTGCACCTCCCATCTGTAATGGTGTTATTGTACCCTCATTCCACTTAACACCATTTTGATCTGTAACTGAAGGTTGAATTGGGAGTCTTACTGATCCTTTTATTTCTTGCTTTAAATCTCTTTCTTTAAAGCTGAAAATATTACCACTTGCACCATTAACATCTCTCCCACCATATTTAAATGCTTTAAAAACAATATAATCTGTTGGTTGTGATCCTTGATTTAATGGGTATTTATAATCTGCATATTGATCTCTTTGTCCTACTCCTTCAAAATTTAAATTTGCTATTCCAGACAAATCTACAGGAGTTGATGTGTTATCTTGATCATTTTGATTTGCTACATCACCACCAGTAGCGGCAGAGTCTGCTGGGTTTGATGATGCTGGTGGAGTTATAACTCTAGTTTGTTCTTGTTTTGATGTTATACCACTAGATTCTAATGCCCTAGTTACTTGTACTGATGTGTTTTTATTTAAATTACCGTTTGAATTTTTTAATGAATTTGCGGCATCTGTTCCTAAAACAGGTTTTCCATCTGAATCTTTTAATAATTCCCAAGTTTGACCATCAGAGGTTTTTGCTGCTGGAACCCAACTTCCTTTATTTGTTACTACACCAGCTAAAGTTATTTGTCCAGAAACATTTGCAGGTTTCCAATAATAAAGTGTTGTAGTTCCACCAGATACTGCTGCTCCACCAGATTGTTGGGATATTGCAGTTGAAGTTCTATAAAATCCATTTGTAGTGTCTTTACCAGTTCTAGTTCCAAATTCATTACTACAAATTTGACCTTGGGGGCATTTAAAATTTCCTGCCATTTTTAATTCCCCCTAAAGTCTAAATCATTTTTACCATATCCTTTATAAGTTCTTACTCCTCTTAGCATTTTTTTAAATGTTTTGTTAGTGTCTTTCCAAACATCAGTTACTAAAATGGATTTTTCTTTGCCTTCTTTTATTGATACAAAAGATTCAATTGGTATATTTATGGCAGTTATCCATTCATCAAATGCTACATCTAATAATAAACCTTTAATTTGATTTATATTATATTTAGACACAGAACTATATGGTAAATTCAATCTACCTCCCATTAAATTTTCTGTTATTATTTGTCTTTTTGGTGGATCAATATAATGTAAATTACTTCCAGTAAAAGAATTTCCTGAGGTTGAAATTATATAAACTAAAGGATTTTTATCAAAATACTTTAAATTTTTTGAAGATGCTTCATATTCAAACATCATCAAATGTCCAACTTTTGGAATTCTTCTTAATACGTTTGTATCTTTGTCTTCTTCTTTACCATTATCTTTTTGCTCATCTAATATTAGTCTTTGTGGGTCATTTTTATATTTTTCTGATAACCGTGCAAAAGCTCTTCGATAGAAAAATGGAGATTTTCCTTTTCCTTCTAAGTTTACTTCTTCGTTAAGTTCTTCGAACAGAGTTTTTTTAGACATTACTTTATACCTAAATCATCTTCTGTTATAATTTTAAATTCTAGAAGTCTATCTTTACACCATTCTTCTGCGGCATTCCACTTTGCTTTATTTACTTCATACAATTGGGCTTCATATAAAAATGATTTGGTTATTCTGGATTTTCTTTTTGGTGGAGCGGTTTGTCTTTTTGGTTTGACTTCAACTACATAAGTTTTTATAGTTCCAGTTTTATCTTTCATTTTTACTATAAAGTCTGGGTAATACTTATGAACTCTTCGGTCAATTGGTGATATGTAGGGGATAAAAAATTCTTCACTTGCCCACTCTAAAATATTTTCATTCAAGTCACACCATTTGCAAAATTTACGTTCCCAACTACTTCTACAAATAATATTATTTGGATTTCCTTTATATTTTTGTGGGTTTGATGGTCGGTATTTGCTTTTTATGCTTTCATTCATAAATTAACTACATAGTATATAATAGTAAAAATATTTATAGATGGCGGGTAAAAGTCTTCCAGCGATAAATCCTGGGGTATCAATGTCTAGAATAAAAAGTAGACTATTGCAGCCTGCTTTAACATCTAATTATTCTGTTATAATTGCTCCACCAGGTAAAGCCTCTTTTCCTAGACAATCTGGGGATAAGGGGTTTGCTTTGTCATTCATAGAAAAACAAATAGGAAAACCAGTAGATAATGAATTATTAGAACTATCTTGTTCTGAGGCATCATTACCAGGATCATCATTTGCAACAATTGATATTAATAATGATTATATGGGGATAACCCAAAAACATGCATACAGGAGATTATATGATGATAGGGCAGACTTTACATTTTATGTGACTCAAGATAGTAACTATTATCAAATTAGATTTTTTGAGGCATGGATGAGATATATTGCAAATGAGCAATATATTCAGGGAGTTTCTGCTAATGATAAACTTTCTTCCGCATCGATATCTAGAATACAATATCCAGAGTTCTATAAATCAATTATACAAATTGTTAAATATGAGAGAGATTATGGCACTGGTAGATCATCTCAATCACCATTATTAATCTATAATTTTGTAGATGCATTTCCAGTGAGTTTAAATTCTATTCCAGTATCTTATGAATCTTCTTCTTTATTAAAAGTTACTGTATCTTTTTCTTATACTAGATATGCTGTTGATGATTTAACAACTGTTGCTGAGACAACAGTTCCTGATAGAAATCCAAATTCAACTGGAAATCCAGATGTTCCACCTGGAACTACAACAGTTCAGTTAAATGGATCAAGAGGAACTGATATTCCAAGAACTGTTGCTATACAGGATGGTAGATCTACATTATCGCAAATATATGATGATGTATAAGATCTCAAAAACACAATAAATAAAGTAACTGAATTTTATAGGAGATTATGCCTTTACCAAAAATTTCTGCCCCAACATATGAGTTGGAATTGCCTTCTACTAGTCAAGTTATACAATATAGACCATTTTTAGTAAGAGAAGAAAAACTATTAGTTTTAGCATTGGAGAGTGAAGATACTAAACAAATTACGACAGCAATTAAAACAGTTATTAAAAACTGTATACTTACAAAAAATATAAAGGTAGAATCATTACCAACATTTGATATTGAATATTTGTTTTTAAATATTCGTGGAAAGTCGGTTGGTGAAGAACTTGAAGTAAATATTATTTGTCCTGATGATGAACAGACTACAGTTCCTGTAACTATTGATATTGATGATATTCAAGTGCAAAAAAATGATAAGCACAAAACACAGATTAAAATTGATGATTCCATAATGATGGAAATGAAATATCCTTCATTGGATCAATTTATTAAGAGTAATTTTGACTTTACTGGTAATAGTAATATGGAGCAATCTTTTGATTTAGTTGCTTCTTGTGTGGATAAAATTTATACGGAAAATGAAGCATGGTCTTCTTCTGATGTAACCAAAAAAGAAATTGTTGAATTTCTAGATCAAATGAATTCTTCTCAATTTAAAATGATTGAAGAATTCTTTGATACGATGCCAAAACTTTCTCATGAAATTAAAGTTACCAATCCAAATACTGGTGTTGAAAGTACTGTCGTACTGGAGGGCCTGTCAAGTTTTTTCGTATAGCTCTAGTCCATATGGACTTGGAGAATTATTATAAGTTGAATTTTTCTTTGATTCAATATCATAAATATTCATTAACAGAGATTGAAAATTTGATACCGTGGGAACGGGACATTTACGTTACTTTATTGAAGGCTCATTTGGAAGAAGAAAAACTTAAACAACAACAAAATGTCGGCTAATAAACCAAAGTTTATAGATAAATTTTGGCCAATATCTACTATTGTAGCGAGTAGAACTGGGCAATATAAAAAAATACTTGCTCAACGAATGGAAGTGAGCAAGTATTTAATTGAAAATAACTTTGGTGTGAAGGCAGATAAAGTAGCAGATACTTTTATTAACGCATATTTGGCGTCTGATAAGGATTATCCAGCACCAATTGAGTCTGTACAAAATCCACAATCCAATAAAGATTTTAGTTTACGTGACCAGTATATTTTATTTTTGTGGAATTACTATGTAAATGATAAAAGTAAAAAGACAAAAATACCAAAAGAAGTTCCACCTAAAGAACAATCTAAAAGTAATGTTCTAGATCCTTCTGGTGCATTAACTTTATATGAAGGTACTAAAGAAGAAGACTTAGTTAATGAGGAAATTGATGAAAGAATATTAAAAATACTTGGGATACAAGATATTTTTGATATTGATTATGGTACTTATTTAAGTCTTCTAAAAGAAAAATTAGTAACAATAAGTATGGGGGATAAAAAAATCCCCAGAGAAGAACAGATATTATTGCAAGATGAATTTAAAAGAGTAAAGGGAAAGGTTGGTAGATTTAAAGTAAGAAGTAAAAAAATAAATGCAGATAATATTGGAACAACTGGTCCAATAAGAGTATCTAAACAGCAATATTTTCTTGCTGGAAAAGTTTCTGTACCTGATGTTTCTAAAGAATCTGCAAATATTGGGAGTTCAATAAAAAAAGATATTGAAGCAATAAAAAATTCTATAATTTCTATTGCCTCTCTTCTTGCATCTCAAAATAAATTGATTCAAAAAGATGCAGAGAATCAAAGAAAAATTGGTGAAAATTTAAAAAGGGGTAAAAGGGAAGAAGACTTAGAGAAAAGAGATAACAAGTTAAAAACATTAGCATCAAAAGTCTTAGCACCATTCCAAAGTATTCTTGACAAAATAATTAATTTTATTGTTTGGACTTTGCTTGGCCGTTTAATGGTCAAATTTATAGATTGGATATCGGATAAAAAAAATAAAAAGAAAATTGATACTTTAGTTAGATTTATTGGTGATTGGTGGCCTGCATTACTAGGAGCATTTTTATTATTTGCAACTCCTTTAGGTGGATTTGTTAGATCTATCATCGGAACAGTTACCAAATTAACATTTAAACTGAGTAAATTTGCAATTCCAAAATTACTCAACTTTGTAAAAGCAAATCCTGTTACAGCAGCTCTTATTGGTGGTAGTATTGCTGCTGGAGTTGGTGCTTATGCATCTACACAACAAGTTGATAAAACAAGAAAAGAAAATAAAAAATCTGATCCATCTACAGTATTACCTCAAGAAACTGCAAAAACTGGTAAAGGACCAGGTGCTGCACAATTATCACAAGAGCAAATACAGAGTCGTGGATTTAATATGTTTAGAGGTGGTGGATTGATCCCTAAATTTGGGGATTATCAGAAACCTACTCCAATTAAAAATATTGGATTTGAAAGTGGTGGTACTATCACAGATGATACTGGTGTTAGAATTGCTGGAGCTGGGAAAGATACTCAGTTGATTGCTGCTCAACCTGGAGAGATTGTTATCTCTAAACCAGCAGTTGATAAGTATGGGGCAAACTTCTTCTTAGGATTAAACAAGTCTGGTGGAGGAACTAACGTTCCTAAAATGGTGAATAATATTCAATTGGCTGCTGGTGGTGGAATGGTTGGGGCATTAGTTCCAGAAAAACCATCTGCGGCTGCCAAGAAATCTGTTTTTAATCCTGAGGTTGCTAATAAAAAATCCATGATGAGTCTTAATAATGTTGTGAATGTTGCAAGTTCTTTG